AGATGTTCCAGATAGTCCGGTTAATGGATGAACAACAATCTATTAACAAGAAGATAGCCAATCAAATTCCGGTTATTGTACAGAAAAGTGTGCAGGAACAGTCCAAAAAGCCAAAACGAAAAGGTTTCTTAGGCATATTCGGCAAAAAAAAGGAAGTAACTCCAGCAGTATCAACCACTATCCTTCATTCGGTCAATAGAAACGTAATCAGCGAACAGAAGCGGTAATGCTTCAGAACAGAACGAGCTATAGATGCTACCTGCTCTTTGATATTTCCTTTTGCCATATCCACCTTTGAGAGCTCTTGTAGCTATTTATCTGTAATCTCTGTGCTGGGAATTAGATGGTACTTTTTCTCCAGCGCATCCGTAATTTTCTTGCTTCGTCTACCTTCAAACTTATCATTGATCTTTCGACCATCACCGTCTACCCTTAGCGATACGATGTGGATATGCTCACGGGCGATATCATTGTGCTTGAACAAACACAATGTAGGGTTGCTTGCCATAGCCTAGAGCCTCCATATACTCCTTAGCTATCTGCGAGAGCGTTTCATCGGACAGCTTCTCGTCTGGATGGGGATTGAGCGAGCAATGGAAGACCGTTTTCTTTGTTCGACACTTTTCGGGTATCAATGCCTGCATATCTGCAAGCACCTCCGACATCGTATATTCGCCCGCTCTGTTTTGGTACAAGCCATGTGCCAGCAGAAGTGTCGCTTCCTTCTTATTCACCTTCTTGAAGTTGTAGCCGAGTGCACCTCCGAGGTTCTCCGTTGCTGAAATCTTGGCAATCATTACTTGCGGTAATCAATGGTCAGAGAGACAGCCTGCTCCTGCAAAGCAATAATCTGAGCTGATAGTTGCTCCAGTTTCTCAAGCAGTATCTGAGCTGTCTTCACGCTATGATAGCTGTTGATGGCTCGTACAGCTTGGTTATACAGCACGCCTATCTTATGTATCTGGGCAGTCAATTCGGAGAGCTTACGATAGTACTCCACGGCAGACTTATCTACCGTTATCACCTTGAAATGCTCTCCCAATATCCTTGCCCGCACGAAGTCGGACTTCGTTTCCGCCCCTGATTTATGGAACAACTCAATCGCCCGTCGCTGGTCTTTCGGGTCAGGCAAGCGTACATGCCAGTTGTCCCAGCGAGGTTTTTCTGCCGCTTTTCGTTCAGAACGATGCTCCTCTTTCTTATCCATATCTATTTGTTTTCTAATTACGACTTTGGAGTAATTCATCTCCCCTTCGGGGCAAGGGTCTTTGTGCTACAAACTGCGGTTTGTGTTACAAAGACACACCTTGCCAATATCAAGAATTGATGCCACCCACTTAGGGGCGATTGGAAATTAGCTTTTGACTTTCTGAGCTAAGTTTTGAATCTGGTTAAGATTTGACTCAGTTTTGACTTGGCTCAGTTTTGACTCAACTCAAAATTGACTTAGCTCAAGAGTTAGGTTTTGACTCAACTCAATTTTGACTCAACTCAATTTTGACTTTGGTCAATTTTGACTTGAGTTAAAACCCACTTCTTGACCAGACCAAATCTTGACTTACCCAACTCTTAACCGAAATCCCCTATGGCTTACTCATTTGACCGTAGGTATTTGTAAGCTCAGATTAAACGCTGAAAACGCACCGATGAAGTCAATCATCCCCAAAGAGGGACAAAAGCACGCAGTCCGATGGAAGAATTGACACTCCCCGAGAGATTGTATGCCCCTGACGTCAGCGCACCCGAGTTCAAATGAGTATCCGCTAAACCATATCTCAACTCACTTCTTTTACCCCGCTGTTCAATTACTTATTTCTCTTATATATAGGATTATAGCACCTTTCAAGCATAGCTTGTATATCGCTCTGTTTGTAGAGTATCTTGCCTCCGATTTTGTGATAAGCTATTGTTCCACTGTCTCGGTACTCTTGGAGCGTGCGACTGCTCAGACGTAACAGCTTGCAGACTTCCTCACTTGTAAGGTAAACCTCTCCGCCCAACATAGGACGTGCAGTAGCGCAATAACGCTCCAGCTTCTTCAAGACACCCTCCATAAGTTGTGCAAACATCTGCATTTGAGGGTCTTGCTGTGTAATAATTTCGTTCTCTGACATAGTTCATTAGGTGCTTGGGTTCAGTCTTTCTGAGCATTCAGTATCTCAGTGATGTCGCTCTCTTTATAGTAGCACTTATGCCCGACCATAGAGAACGGTATTTTACCCGTATCCCGATAGTGTTGCAGGGTGCGCTTGCTGATTCCGAGCCTACGGCATACGGCTTCATTGTCAAGCCATTCTTCCGTTTCGGGAGGACACCCGATAAGCCGTTCGATACGGTGGATGAAATCTGCAAAGGAGGAGCAGTGCTGCTCCCATGCCTTGCGGTCGATGATGATAAGTTTCATTGCATTGTTGTTGATTACGTTGTTAATACTCAGCAAACGAGCAGTTTTTCTGTCGATTGCCCTTCTTGTCGGATGCAAAAGTAACCCCTCTAAAGCGGAAAAAGAAAGAGTGAGGAAGAATAAGGAAATAGTTAGGAAACAAGGGAAATGGTGAATACAAAAGCCTAGGCTATTGCGGTAATGAGATGAGGCGCTGGTTCGTTCCGTACTAGCGAAAATAAAATCAGATCACTCTCGAGTGTTCGATTGCTTCGACCTCTCTCTCAATTGTCAGAGCGAGAGCACACTCTTTGGCTTGATTGATTGGTGGAGTATTTGTTTTGTCGCTTCTTGCGTCCAAAGAGCCTGAGTATGCCGTATTCGTTCGGGCTTATTCTTTTGGCGGTTAGCCTATTGCTGCAAGGTTGGAGCGAAAAATACGACCGCACTAACAATCGAGTTTTTGCAAGTATGATAGTCCCAAAGTACAGAGAAAAGCCCTGCGGTGGAGATTTTTCACTCCATCCGCAGGACTTGACCTTGCAAGCAATCAAGGCAACCGCCATACCTTTGCCCGACCGATTACGGCTTCAGGTCTTTGAGGAAAGTTCACCTATAAAGGTTCAGATTGCGTTTTATCTTGCTGTGCTATTGACTCACAATAACCCTCAAAGGCAGAATGCTCTCTGTCAGTGAGTGCAGTCATATCCTCTTGTATCTTGTGATCGGTTATCTTCCCGTAGATTTGTGTTGTGTCAATATTGCTGTGTCCGAGCATCTTGCTGAGCGTTTCCATTGAGATCCCGTTGGATAGGCAAATTGTGGTTGAAAATGTATGGCGAGCCATATGAAAGGTCAAACCTTTCTCTATTCGGCATATCTGACCAATGTTCACACAAGCTAAAGACGCCTTGCGGGTGGTTAGGTTAGGGAATATCAAGTCGTCTACTTTCTTGTCTTTGATATAGAGTGAAAGGATTTGCTTGGCAATAGGCAAAAGTGGAATGATAGCTTCTACGTCCGTTTTCTGCCTTTTGATACGGATTTCCTCCGTGCCGTCTGCATTACGGATGATATGCTTTAGCCTGAGCCGTTGCATGTCCACACGTGCCAGACCAGTAAAGGCACAGAAAAGAAAGAGCTGCCTTGCCCGTTCGAACTGCCTGTCAATGATGGGTGTTTGCAGAACCCTCTGCAATTCCTCCGTAGTGAGATACCTGCGTGTGCGATGTGGCAGTTCTGCCTTATAGTCCACAAAGGGGTCGATGCGGATATACTTCTTTTGCTGCCCAATGCCGATGAGCTTTCTTAGGAAGATGACCACAATCTGAATAGTGGCAAGGGAAAGGCTGCGCTCAGATTTGAGATAGAAGTCCATACCTTCGATAAAGCCATAATCCAATTGGGAGTAGCGAATATCCTCCAGACCCAATCGTTCACGCAGATAAGCCTCTATGAGTTGTGTGGCATAGATGTAGTTGGCAAAGGTCGGCTTGGCAACCGTTACCTCCACACAGGGATGCTTTTCTTCAATAAAAAGTCGGGCTTCCTCCAAAAGAAAACCTTTGGGCTTGTCCTCTTCCATGAGTTCACATTTCAGTAGCTCGGCTGTGATATAGCCACGCTGCCAGACTAATTCTTGATACTTCGCTTTGGCTTGTTCCTCTTTGGCTTGGAGATAGCGGTTGATTTCCTTTATCTCTTCGCCCGTTCCCTTGCATCTTCCCTTACGACTATCCCAAAGTTCGGGAGCAATCTCCTTGCCCGTGCTGTATTGCACCTGCTTTCCGTCTATAGTGATGCGCCCCATAATCGGACATTTGCCGTTCTTCTTCTCTTTGGACCGATTGATATAGAATAGTGTTTTGAATGTACTTCGTGCCATAATATCAAAGCTTCAAGGTGAATGTATCTTGTATGCGTTGCTGCACTTTTTGCATCTCTCGATGGATTCTCTCGGAGGAAACAGCTGCATATACTTGTGTAGTTCTCAGGTTGGTGTGTCCGAGCATACGGCTCACCGTTTCAATAGGCACTCCTGCTGAGAGCGTGATGAGCGATGCAAAGGTGTGGCGAGCCATGTGAAAGGTTAGCGGGCTTTTCATACCGATACTTCTCTGTATGTAGTGCATGCCGTTGTGGATGATGTCGTTAGTCGGTACATCAAAGACAAAACCAGCACGCTTACCTCTGTACCGCTCCATTATCGCCCAAGCAGGTGGAAGCACCTGTACACGATACGGGGTCTTGGTTTTCATTCGCTTGCCCTTGATGCAGAGTTCACCTTCTTCCAAGACAATGTTTTCCTCTCTGAGATTGCGCACGTCTGAGATTGCCAAGCCTGAAAAGCAGGAGAATACGAACAAATCACGGACAATACGGTAGTTCTCCCATTCTATCTCCAAGTCAATGATGCGTTGCAGCTGGTCTTGTGAGATGCTTCTCGGCTCACCTTTGGGACGTTCATAACTGTAGCCCAAGAACGGGTAGAAGTCCAGCACGCCTTTCTTCACCGCCATGCGGACGATGCTCTTCAAGGTGGATAGAGCACTTGACACGCTGCTACGTTTCAGTTTTCGGTCAATGGAGAGGTAGTACTCGAAACCCTCAATAAAGGCTTTGTCTAATTGTGAAAGGGGAATGTCGCTTACTTTATACTTCTTCTGCAGATACTCACGGAGCAGGGATAGCTGATAGGTACGGAGCTTGAATGTCTTCAAGGCTCTATCAATGCCTATGCGTTCCTTTGTCTGTCTGAGATATTCCTCAAAACTCTGCAAAAGCAGGGCTTGACGGTGGATTTGCCCCTGATAAGCATCCCTCACATCGGTGGCGGTAAAGGATTCTTCTCTTTCACTGAGTTCGTGAAAGCGTGCGTGGATGAGTGCGGTGCATTCACCGAGTTTCTGATTGACGGACACCGCCATAGCACTCTTGCCAGTGAGTCGTTGCTTACGGCTATCCCATAGGGCGAGCGGAGTCTTACACTTGGTGGAGAACCCCGAATGGGTTCTGCCTACGGAGATGCGCCCGATGATAGGCACAAGTCCTTTCTTGTTGGTTCGTCTTGCCTGAATGAAGAATGATACTTTCAGTTTGTTTTCTTTCATTTTTCTGTCGTTTTTCTCAATTCCCTTTGCTTGCAAAGGTACAGTGAAACAGGTGCTTCTGAGCGATGCAGAACGATGAAAGATGATGAATAAAAAACTGTGGAGCAGTTGTTTAGCTTCAATTCGTAACCCCTCTTTGCTCTTTCTTCGATGGGTTACGATTTGGTAACGGAACTCCTGCCGTTTTATGCTCGTTTTCGCTTACCCTCAAAATAGCAAGAAAGCCTAAATGATACTATTCCAAATAGTTACATCCATTGCATATCCCGCTATTTCCCTTAATTCTTAACTGCCGATTATGCCCGCAAAATGAGTTTGGACTTGCGCATGATTAGTGAGGAGCAGTATAGCGACCACATCGACAACAAGGCTTCACACTGCGCTAAGATGCTGGCGGACTACTATCAGAAGTTTGACGTACAGAAAGGTACGCAGTTTGTCTTCTCTGACCTCGGGACCTACAAGCCTGGAGAATGGAACGTGTATTCGGAAATCAAGCGCAAGCTCATAGAAGACTATAAGATCCCTGCTCACGAGATACGATTCATACAGGAATGCAAGAACGAGCGAGCGAAGAAAGCCATGGTAGAGGCCATGAATCGAGGAGAGATCCGCATCATCTTCGGCTCAACATCTATGCTCGGCACAGGCGTTAACGCCCAGCAGCGAGCCGTAGCCATTCATCATCTCGACACTCCCTGGAGACCATCGGACCTCGAACAGCGCAATGGGAGAGCCGTACGCAAGGGCAATCAAGTAGCCAAGGAGTACGCGAATAACACGGTCGATGTCATCATCTATGCCGTAGAGCGATCGCTGGACAGCTACAAGTTCAACCTCCTACACAACAAGCAACTCTTCATCAACCAGCTCAAGAGCAATACCCTCGGTGCACGCACCATCGATGAGGGCGCTATGGACGAGGAAAGTGGAATGAACTTCTCCGAATACGTGGCCGTACTCTCAGGTAATACCGACCTCCTGGAGAAGGCAAAACTCGACAAGAAGGTCACAGCCCTGGAGTCAGAACGTAAGAACTTCATGAAGGAGCGAGACGCTGCCTCAGGGAAGCTCCAAGAGCTAGAACACTCCGTAGAGTTCCACACAAGCCGTATGGCCGAGGCCAAGGGAGATCAGGCCTTATTTGAAGCCCACGTGCAGCGTGACGCAGAAGGTAATGCCATCAATAAGCTGGAGCTGATGGGGATTCCCATCGATAGTGATATGAAGGTCGTAGCATCCCGTCTACAAGAAATAGCCGAGAAAGCTCGAACCCAAGGAGAATACCACAGAATTGGATCAATCTACGGCTTCGACATCTTCGTCAAAACGGAGAGCTCCGCAAAAGATCTCTTCCAAAGCTCCGTCAATCGATTCTTCGTCAAGGGAGAGGGAAGCATCTACTACACGCACAACAATGGCAAACTCGCCAGCGA